AAAACCAAAACCAAAACCGAAAGACAAAACATATGAGAACATCAATCAAGACACTGGAAACGCTTTGTCGCTGGATCAATGAACGCACGGGTTCACCATTGGAGCCGTATACGAAGGACGAAAACGGGAATTTCCGCGCTAACGTTGGCAATTACCACCTATCTGGCGCTTATGGCGGAGTATGTCTCCATCGCATGCACAACGAAAGTGGCGGAGTAACCACACCGCTAATCCATGGACACGTTCCAAAGCGCGAGTTGGAACTTGCAATGCGCTCCTTTTTAGCTGGCATAGATACGGCGCAAGAGTCGAAGTGAATAGTCGAAACCGCTGCGGCGGTCTTTTCGGGTTAGCCTCCCGAAAACTGATGAGATAGGCTAAAACCAAAAACGAAAACATATGATCCTAAATCACAATCCCGCAGAATTCTGCGCCGTAAACTGCATCGTAGGGCTAGCCATAGACCGGCTTCCATCTGGAAAAATCATGGCATGCGAAGTCCGAAAAGATGAGGCTGGCGAGCTTCGAGTGCCCATCGAGCAGATGAGTCTGGAAGACCTTTACGCCTTAGCCGCTCGCCTCCATCTGGAAATCTTGCCATCCAAGTTCGCAAGCCGTCAAGAAATGGACTCGCACCGGGCGCACGTCCGACGCTTGGCGGAGCGTTCAAACGAGGCACGAGAAATGCGAGGCGCTCGCGAAACTCCAGCGTGGGCCGTTCCTGATAAAGCCTAAATATCGCCCGTTTGCTATCTTTGTGGACTGGACAGCCACCAAGATGGCAAGAGGGCGCGATTATGCGCCGAGAAAACAAGAAAGAAATACCATGATTTACAAAGTTGAATTATTCACGCTAAAGTACGAGCGCCACACGCTCAAAGAAAAAAAGCAAGTCGGCACAGTTTTTCTGTCCGACTACTCGCTAAACGGAAGATTTGACGATATGGCAAGGGTAGCTTGCCAGAAAGCAGGAGTAATGGCCGACTCGTTTCGCGCGGATGGCTTGCAATCATGCCGTGATCGTTACCATCCAGACAATGATTTACCGCCTAGCTGGCGTCATTTACCGGGCAAATGGGAACCGGTAATGGCTGGCATCTTTTAAATATATGACAACAAAAGCCGACAAGCTCGCCGCCTTCTTCGCTCTCCTGGCACAACGCCAGCGGGAGCACGAAGCGCGGCAAGCGCAGGAAAGACGCAAGGCCGAGGATCGCAAACTCGCCAAGTTCAAGCCCTGGTGGCAGGAAAGTGGAACAATAGCCGAAAACGAAATTTAAGCCCCACAAGAGCCGAAGCCGCAATTCGCAAGACGAAGAATTTCTATCGCTAGTTTCTTGCGGTGTTCTGATCTGTTTTGCTGATTTCCGCTATAAGTAACTACACGCAAATTTGCAATGCTGTTATCTTTTTTGATGGCGTTCATATGATCTATGCAGCCATTTGGTGGCTCGCCGTAATAATGAACCCAAGCCAAACGATGCGCCCAATGATAAGTTCTAAATACTTTTACCTTTAAGTAACCTTTACTATCCTTTCCAGCAATTTTCCCACCCTTCATTACCTTGGTTGATGTTGGGTGCCACTTCCAAAGTAATATTCCGGTTAATGGATCATAATCGAACATTTTTCTAACCAATTCTGCGCTTGGTAATTCATTGGTCTTGCCAATATAATTAAATGGGATTACGATTTTTTTAGCTTCTTCATTCATGACGTTTATGAGTGTTGGGGTTAGAGGCCGCGAAGAAAGTCCAATTCCTCGCGGCTTCGTTATAGTTGCACGCAAATGATAATTTTCAATCTGAAATTAGGGCTGAAAAACAAATTGCACAAAGCGGACGAATGATTTAATATTGAATATACTATATGACAACCAAACAAGAGCCGATGCCGCTACTAACATACACAGAGAGATATGAAAAAGCTGAAAAGCTATTGCAAGACATTCTCTCCAGAGCCGCCAAGCAATATACTGACGGCGGAGAACGCAAATCCGCCAAAATTGGCGCCATGAAAGCAATTATAATGCGCTGGGCCGCTCGTGAGCCTGAGTGTATGGAATCTCTCGAATACCTTTCAGTCCACTAATATGAACCTAGCAGCACTACTAAAAAAACACCTCGATGAAGGTCCACACGGATCAGCAACTAAAATGGCTCGACTGATCGGCACTGATCGCCAGCGCCTCTACGAATGGGCCAGTGGCAAAGTGAAGCCGCGCAAAGAAACGGTGCCAACGATTGTGGAATATTTGCAATCTTTGAAAGCGCCGAAAAAGCAACTGGACAAAGCGGACAAATCAGACTAACATTACAACTCAACCCGATAAAATATGACACCAAGAGAAGCACTAAATGAACTGGCCGATGCAGCCTATAAAAACGCATCAGACAAAGGATTCCATGACGCGGATTATGAATACTCGTCCGTTGAACTCTACTCCAAGTGGACAGCAAATCTGCACGGAGAAGTTAGCGAACTTTGGGAGGCAGCACGCAAGGGCCATCTTGAAAGCCAGTGCGACAAAGATTGCCCGCTTACCTGCGAAGAAGAGGAGTTTGCAGACATTATTATCCGTGTTTTGGATTCGTCTAAAGCGCGTGGCATCGACATTGGCAAAGCCGTCGAATTGAAGATGGCCTACAACGCAGGTCGCGAATACATGCACGGAAAGCTGGCATGAATGTAGATCGCACTCCTGGCGTTATCGCCGCACTTGATTACCTTGGCATTGATGTTGGCACTATGCCAGTCATCGGACGCACTAACCATCCATTTCCAAAGCGCAAACCGAATAACTGGAAGAGCATTATAGCAGCATTCAAACTTAGGTTTAGTTAATTTCTCACCCACATACAAAACACATGAGCGACAACAATACAGAAACAAAACCAACGATTAAACAGCCGACTCTCAAGGAGATGATCGGCGGAGAAAAGTTCCGCGAGCAAGTAGCATTGGCATTGCCGAAGCACATGACTCCTGAGCGGTTCTCTCGCATTGCTCTCACAGCATTGCAGCGCACACCAAAGTTGCAGGATTGCACGCAGGCAAGCCTATTCAAATGCTTGCTAGACCTTTCTGCCGCTGGCCTTGAACCAGATGGACGACGTGCTTATCTGATTCCATACGGATCTGAATGCACTCTGATTTTGTCATATATTGGTATGATCGAGCTTGTCCGTCGCTCCGGTGATGTTGTCAGCATTCGCTCTGAACTCGTGTGTGAGAATGATGAGTTCGTATGGGAAAATGGCAAAATCACGCACAAGGTCGAGTGGCGTAAACCTCGTGGAGAAATCCAAGCTGTGTATGCAGAAGCCGTTCTCAAATCCGGCGAGACTCAAACCGCTACAATGACCAAGGATGAAGTGGATGCTATCCGCAAGCGTTCACGCTCTGGTAACTCTGGTCCATGGGTTACGGATTACGGTGAGATGGCAAAGAAGACCACTTTGCGCCGACTGTGCAAACTGCTGCCGCTTGCTAGCGAGATCGCAGAGCACATCGAGAAAGATGGCGATGTCGTTCTTGAGCGCGATGTAACTCCAAAACCAACAGCAAGCCTTGCGCTGCCATCAATGCAGGAGGTGGCAGCATGATCATCCTAGACGAACAAACATACCGCTCTCATCCGGCTGCTAATTTCAGCAGCTTGAAGACGATCCTCAAGTCCCCAAAGCATTATCAGTCATCGCTCAAGAAATCCTTTGAGCCAACGATTGAGATGACCATGGGGACGATTATTCACGAAGCTATTCTCGAAGGCAAACCATACAGCCACACCGTTAAGCCTGTTGATATTGATCTTCGGACCAAAGAAGGAAAGGCATGGCGCGATAAACACGCTGGCATGACCATTCTTTCTCTGGCTGAGCATGCAACAGTTGTCCGCACTGTTGAGGCTGTCCGCAATAGCCCAGATGCTCAATACATGCTCAACCTGTGTAAGCAGCGTGAGGTGGGTATTGTGAGCAATTACAAGGGTGTTGAGATCAAAGGGCGTCTCGACGCATACGGCCAGGATGAAAGTGGTAAGCCTATCATCGTTGACTTCAAAACAACGAGTGAAGCTGATCCTGAGCTATGGGGACGCAAGGCATTTGGTCTGCGCTACATGATGCAGATGCAGTATTACAAGGCGTTGCTCTCACTTGAGCTTGGCCTTGATGTGGAACCGGCCTATTTTTGGCTGGTTGCTGAGACAAACGAAGCCGCAGACGTGTGCATTTATCAGCCGCCACCAGAGGCAATTGCCATTGGTCAGGCTCAAATGGACTACGCCGTCGAAACTTATAAGAAGTGTCTTGAAACCGGACAGTGGCAAGGATACGGTAAAGGAATCATCTCACTAGATGTACCAATCTGGGAGCAAAAACGCTGGTTAAAATAACAAAAACAATATGCCAACACCAATCATCATTAAACTAGACGTAACCAAGCTCAAAAAAGAGTGGTTTTTCAAAGGAGCTAAGGGCACTTACGTTGACCTTGTGCTTTACGAAAATGATCGTGAATCACCTTACGGAGATACTCACACACTCAAACAGTCCCCAAATAAAGAGGCTCGTGATGCTGGAGAAAAGGCAATCATAGCTGGTAATGGAAAATGGATGCCGCAAAAAGGCGGATCTCGTTCTGCGCCAAAAACAGCAACACCAGCTAGAGAGCATCCATTGATGAAGGACGAAGATACCACTGATATTCCCTGGTAATCTAAATCAACAAGCCCGTTGGCCGAGGGTTAAAATATCGGCCAAACTTTTTATATGAAACCACCAAATCAACGAACCGCAACGATTGGAGATATGCTGATATTTGCTTCACAGCAAAATGGCAAGGCAACGTCGAAAAAAGCATCGGCAATCATCTCTTATTGCCTTAGCAACATCACTGATCTTCAGCCTCTTTCTGAATTACCATGGCAGTCTCGCAAGTGGGCAGTTCCAGCTTGGCATGAGATTCAGCGTGTTGGAATCTTGGATAGGCTAGAATTGCTAAGTCCAGAGAAACCAAAGCCACTAGGATATATTTCACCACCAATCTATCGTATCCGCTATCTTTGCAATATTCTTGGGCTGTATTATGGCAAGATCAATAGCCGAACGCTGATCACTCGTCAGCCAGTTGAGCTAGTTCAATCTATCTCTCACGCTTGCGATTCTGAATCCGCTTGCTTCGCCATGGATATTGATCAAAACGCCAAACCAACAACGCTATGTACGCTTCAGAACTCATAATCGAACTGCAACGGCTCGTCAAAATTCATGGTGATGTAACCGTGAGATGCGAAAATGAAAGCTCTGAATCAACCGTTTCGGATGTTCGTTACAAAAGTGGCGGTCCACTAAATAAACCAATCATCAAAATCATCTCTCAATGAAACTTACTATTGAACCAACAATCAATCCTCCGCGAGAAGGCATACCATCACCAACGATCTCGATTGAGATTCCAGATGATGATATGACATGCCGAGCCACCATTATGGACTTGGTGTTTCCATTGCTCAGTGCTGCATATCCAAGTAGCAACGTGCGTAATTATTTCAATACAGACGAAATCGACCTATGACTCCCAGTAAAGAAAAGATCGCACTGTTTGATGACGCAATCGTCTATCACTCGTGCAAAGAGGAAATCAGCAAAGCTGAATCCGAATGGATTGAGTGGGCTAGAATTCGCGTGATTGAATTAGAAATGGAGGGATAATGTGACTCTAAATTACCATGGAATCTTGCGACATTTCCCAAACGCCAGTCCCGATCTGCTCGCTTACAATTCCAAGCAAGTTACCATCATGGAACGAGATTCTAGGAATGCACCATTGGGCAAGAAAAAAGTTCAAGGATCAACTAGCCAAAGAATTCTTGTCCGTGTTACGAGCGTCCGCAAACGACTTATCGACGAAGACAATTTGTGCGAAAAATACCATGTCGATTTATGCAGATACGCTGGAATCATATCTGGCGATGAAGCAAGCAAAACAAAAATTGAGACAATCCAACGCAAGGCAGAAAAAGGCGAAGAAGAGCAAGTGATCATTGAGGTTTACCATTAATGCCCAACTCAAAACAACCATCCGCAGAATGTCGCCTACACAATCAACTGGCCCGCACACTTAATGGAACGAAGGCATCCAAGGACGAGACTACACAAGTTCTCATTCACCTGCTAGCCGTTCAAATCGCCAGCTACGACCCATTGATGCGCGATGCAGTCTGGGAATGTGCTGTCGATACACTGGACGACATGGTTGAGGACATCGCAGCAGAGATCGACGTACACTTTATCAATAACTGAATATGACATCGTTCCGACAAAATCCAGACTCAGACGAAAACGTCAAAGTTACGCGAGACAACGAGCGAGCGGTATTCGCTGCTAAAATGATGGCTATTCCACATGTGCGCGTCACTGAATGTGCTGACCCATGTTCTTCGCCACTAGGCCAGACGATGTTAAGCTATTGGAGCACTCTAAAGGAAATCAAGCTCATGCAAGAGCGTCTAAAGCTGCTTGGCGAGCAATGGGATGACATGAAAAACGAAATGCTTGAGGGCGACTTAAAGGATATGCTTGATTGGTGGCCGATGGGTAAAAACCATTACGTTGTCAGCGAGCGTTGGCATGCTGAAAACCCAGGCTGGAAGATGTCAGGACGCGGACTTGAGCGTGTTAAGGTTAAGAGCGGCAACCAGTGAGTTTTAGTTTATACGTTAGAATTACAATAATATGAATACACCAGAGACAGATGCGGCTGAGAAAATGGCTTTTGCCCAAGAATACATGGTTCCTACAGACTTCGCCCGTCAACTTGAGCTAGAACGGAACAGTCTTATCACGAAATCTGCCGAATTGGAGCTTAAATGCCTCAAAATAGGTGAGGTGATCACCGAGTTAAACCAGCGCCTTCAAGAACGCCAGGAGAGCTTCCAGGCGCAACTGATCCGCATCGAGGATATATGGCGTGGTAAGCTGGTCGAATCGCGCAAGGATGCAGACAGGCTTTACAATTGTCTACTCGAAGCTCAATTTGGCGAAGCCTTGGACATTGCCTATGTGCAGAATGTGCTGGCACAGCACGAAGAACTGGCCGCGATTGGGTAGTTTTTGTTGACTGGGTGTTTTGATGCAGTAGCGTTTTTGTGTCGAAGTTCTTGGGAGTAGTGTCCATCGTGAATTAGACGCCTTTAGAAAATCATTGGCCGCTCAGGCCGCTTCCTCGCCGGGTTAAAATCCGGGTCACTACCGGGGGAGCAACCTGAGCGGCCTTTTTGTTTTTAAGATGCACAACTGGTACGCAAATCTCCTCCTTGATCACCGATGGCTAGCGAAGCGCAAAGAAGCACTCCATCATGATCACTATACCTGCCAGAACTGTGGCAGGAAAAACCCAGAAGTAACGCTTTGCGTCCACCATCTTGGATACGTTACTGGTTGGATGCCGTGGGATTACCCATTGACGCTTCTTCAAACACTGTGCCTTGGTTGTCATGATGAAGTTCACGCAGGACAGAAGCCGCATTACGTCATTTGCACCACTTGTGGAGGTCTGACACCAGATTCAAAAGCCAACGGAAGAAATAACAAGCACGAGTGGATTTGCGAGGATTGCATACAAAAACAAGCAGTTGAAGAAATTGCCATGAAAACTGCATTTGTTTACCTTATGAAGAACACTAGAAATGGTTTCATTAAAATTGGATTTAGTAAAAATCCTAAATTTAGAGAAAAAACTCTTCAGTCTGAGGAGCCTGAAATCGAATTGCTGGCTTCTATTGAGGGCACTATCGACCTTGAGAAGGAGCTACATGCTAGATTTTCAGCCTATCGAATCAGGGGAGAATGGTTTCGATTAAGCGAGTTTGAAATAGAAGACGCTAAGCAATACGTCATTTTTCACCACGGTAGAATAAAGCCATCAGGAGACAAATTATGAGCCTTAAAGCCATCAATAAATTCAAGATGTGCAAGATGTCACCAACTCAAAAGTTGGTAATGCTTTGCCTGTGTGATTGCCACAATCAAGAGTCTGAGAGATGTGATCCAAGCGTGTCGCTCATCATGAGTTTTACAGGGCTTTCAAACCGGGCTGTAGCTACCGCTTTGAAGGATTTGGAGCGCCTAAAACACATCAAGATTAACCGTGGAAACGGATTCAAATCATCTTACAATATCGACATAACCAGTGAACCTCCTGCGGTGGTTGATTTAGCTAAACCAGTGAACGTCGTTCCACAACCAGTGAACCTGCCGCACCCCCGCAGCACGTTCACTAGTGAACCTCCTGCCATAACCAGTGAACCTCCTGCTGGGGTACCAGTGAACCTCCTGCCTAAACCAGTGAACGTCGTTCACACAAACAGAGAAGAACAGAGAATTAAACAGAGAATAACCGGAAGTACTGACAGGCTTGATTCGCCGTTGTTTGAAGAAACCGACTCACACGACTTTCGATCAACCATGGCAGAATGGTTTGAGGACAAGTCACAACGCAAACAGCGTTACACGCATCGTGGATGGAGGGCGCTCTTGACCACCTGTCGGCAAAAACCAATCGGCGTGTTGCGATGCGCTGTGAACAAGGCCATGTCGGGAGGCTGGCAAGGCATCCATTTTGATAAAATATCAGCCGAAGATGCGGCTGCTTTCGAGCCAACTTCAACAATTGCATTTGCCGATCCAATCAAGGACAACCCTAATTTTATGGAATTTCAAGAATGGTTTGAAAAGCTTCCTCCAGAGCCAGAATCGACCATAGATGTCGATTTCAACAAAGTTTTGGAATCATACCGTGAAAATAATTCACCAGATGCCTCTATTTCGCACACAGATGGCCCTCAGAGCGTCGAGGAGGTGTCAGTATGGTAACGGTAGCTGATATTAGCCAAAAGCTCTCAAACAAGGCTTTAGAGGTCTGTAAGCTTCTTCTTCCTGGCGGCAAAGAAGATGGACAGTTTTGGGTGTGTGGAGACATTGCTGGATCGCCAGGAAAAAGCCTGAAGGTGGCTTTTGTTGGCAGTTACGTTGGAAACTGGCGAGATTGGGCTGATGATTCCAATAAAGGTGATCTCCTCGACCTGTGGCGCATCACAAAAGGAATTACAGCGGCACAAGCCATCAAGGAGGCTAAACATTACCTTGGTATTAATGATCCAGTCGATGCAAAAAAGAAGGATTACCGCAAGCCTGTAAATTCCATACCTGAACTTGCCACAGAGGGTAGAGGTGTTGCATATCTCACAGGTTCCAGGCATTTGAAGATTGACATCATACGGAAATTTAAGGTTGAGGGAGTCCGCGAAAGACAGGCTATTGTTTTTCCATGCTACGCGCCAGATGGCGAGTTGATCAATCGTTCATATCGTACTCTTACTGAACCTAAGCAGGTGTGGCAGGAAAAAGATTGCGCCCCATGTATGTTTGGATGGCATGCACTCAATGAACAAGCATATAAGGATAAAACAGTTCTCATTTGCGAGGGTCAAATCGACTGCATGACGTGGACTCAATGGGGAGTCGATTCTATCTCTATTCCTAATGGCACCGGCACATCATGGGTTGAGTACGAGTGGGATAATCTAGCTCCATTTGACACAATTTATCTAGCATTTGATCAAGACAAAGCCGGAAGAGAATTAACCGACAAGATCATCCAGCGTCTAGGTAAGCATCGTTGCATGATTGTCTCAATGCCTAAAAAGGATGCGAACGATTGTCTAAAATCTGGCTACACTCAAAAGGACGCTTTAGATTGGATTGGAAATGCCAAGATGGCCGCAATCCATAAATTCGTGCGTGGTGATGAGTTGGAGGAACGTGTTGTGGCTTCATACACCCCCAAGGAGGAAGCCTTTACATTGCCATTTTTTAAGGGCGATTGGCATGAGGGTACTGGGTTTTATTTTCGACCAGGAGAATTGACAGTATGGGGCGGCTTAGCCTTTGCTGGCAAGAGTACTATGCTTAACTTTTTGAAGGCAAACGTAGTCAGTAAGAGGAGATATATTTTTGAGGCAACCATGGAGATGTTGGTTGAGAATCAAATTGGCAGGTTAGCAAAGGTTTGTATGGGTCATGAGATCAACGAGCCGAAGTTGCGTCGATTCTGTCAAGAAATAGGTAGGTATCTTCTATTTGCTGATGTCGTTGGAAGTATAGCAATGGAAGAGTTGATGGAAATGCTATGGTTTGCCAATCGTAGATATGGATGCACAGATTTCATTATTGACTCAATGATGAGAATTAAAGGTCAAGCTGACATGGAAAAGCAGGCTGAAATCGTGAACACTCTGCAAAATTTTGTCAAGGAAAGCGGCAGTCATGTGCATCTCGTATGTCATTTTCGCAAGCCAGTTGAAGGCGAAAGACCAACAATGTATCACGTCAAGGGATCATCTGCACTCATCGACAATCCAGACAATGTTGCAATTATCATTAGAAATAAGGCGAAGGATGACGCTATCAAGGCTGGTAAATCTCGCGAGATAATCGACGCTATGCACGACACTGAAGTGATTATTGAGAAGCAGCGCGTTAGTGGTTGGGTTGGTAGCTTCAAGTTGAAGTACCATAAAAATACCTTTTCTTTTTCAGCGGCATCAAAATGAAGTTTTGAAATCCCCCTTGCATCTCAACCAAAAACGGACGTATAGTTAGATACCGAATATGAAAACCATTGATGAACTGCAAAAGATGCTACTCGAACTCTCATGGGTTCTAGTTGATGATCGCCTGCCAACCAAAGAAGACGCCAATAAATACGGCGATGTAGATTGGTCCGATGGCGATGACATCTGGGAGGGTGCGTATGACCGTGGTTATGATCACGCCACGCATTGGAGAAAGATTGTGCTTCCGAACGACAAGGATCTGGCGCGGCGGGCGCAAGACTCTGAATAAACCAAACAGGCAACTTCCCGCCGTTGCCAGCATCCACTTGTTATCGCTTTATGAATGATAAATATGACGAAATCGAAGTCGA